CATCGATCTCGACCAGCTCGGCGATCAAAGCGAATACCACCGCGGTCGGATCACTCGAAGCACCCGCGACCCGTTGCGCACGCATCAAGTCGCGCCCGAAGCCTCGCCGAATAGTCGCATTCTTGCCGGAGGGGAGGATCAGCAAATTGCGATCGCGCGGATCGGCTTCGGGCGCTTCCCGAAGCTTGACTCCATTGATTGTCAGATCATCGGATCTCATTGAATACTCTCCCACGATTGAGTTTGGTGGCCGCAGACTGGGTTGCTAGCCACCCAGGTTAGCCGTGAAATTGGAAAGCTGATCGACCCCCCCTACCACGTAGATGTTCGCAAATACGTCATAGAGGTAGATCTGGGTCCCAGCCACGTATAATTCGCAGTGATAGACGCTCACGCTGGAACTGGTCTCCACCATCGTCTGATGCTTCAGACTGGCGGTCCCGGCATCCTTGAAGATTCCGGTCATCAGATACACCACTGGCAGCTCCGCCGAGCGGCCCTGGCTGGTGTACTGCTCGAGGCTTCCGCGCACCTGGAATGAATGAGTCTGAAATGGACTGGCCGCCATCGTCAGAGTCACTGAATCGAACGACGACCATTTTATCTTCGCCTCGAGTTTGTCCACCCCGCTCCACAGTTCAGCGGTTCCTATCATCCCGAGCCCTTTGTAATCGATCATCCGGTGGCGAGGTTGAGGGATCTCAACCTCTTCCGCGCGACCGAGAAGACCAACGCCGTCGATATAGACGTTGGCGTTGGCCAAAGAGTTAATTTGAATGTTCATCCCATTACCTCTTCTGCACTAACTATGCGGTAGCTGCGGCCGATGCGGTCAGCGCGCTGGTCTGCCCGAGTTGAGCCAGCAGCGACACATCAATGAAGGTCTGGAACGTCAGGCGCTCCGCCGGCGGTGGCGGCATAACGTCGATATCGAAGACCAGGTGACCCGCCGAGAGCTGAGCCGGAGGATTTTCGGCCGGGTCATAACTAGCACTCCCGCCGACCAAGGCACCGCGCTGAATCAAGGTTCGGATAAAGGAGTTAACCGACGCCAGGATCGCCGTGATCAGAGCATTCGAGATCGGCTGATCGATGAACTGCAGCATCGCGAGCTCGACCGACTCCTCGATAACATCCATTGTACGCCTGACACTGATGAAATTGTCCGGGGCCGTGGTGCTCGGATACGCGGAAGAACGGTTTCCCCAGACCCTAAAGCCAGTACCGAAGGCATTGAAGACAGTAAGTATGCCGTTGGAGTTCAGGTTGTTGACATCTGAAGTAGAGTCTATCGCCGAAGCGTACAGCTGTACGTCAGGACCCAGAATACCTTCGACCTCAACATTGGACGGTGACCACCAGTAGCCATTGGCGAGATCCTGAGCAGCGATCGAGCCTGCCACCCACGAAGAGTAAGGCCCTACAGACACGGCGTTGAATTGCGACGCTACCGGCGAACCCGTGCTGCTAAGAGTCACACCCGTAGGTACAATCCCGGTGTCGTAGAATGTCTCCTGGGGATAACACAGGACGGCGCGTTTGCTGGAAGTATTAAAAGCGTTGCCAGCTGTGCCGCGGTTGCTGATCGCATTGGCAACCGGTGTCGAAGCAGCCGAATCGACCAACGCGACTGCGCGAATCTTGTTAGCCAGAGCGACTTCAGCCGTCGCAACATCAGCGAATTGAGAGTACCCGGGAGCGATCAGAATCTTGGCAAAGAACCCCATCGTTCCGAAGGTAGTCTGAAGCGCCTGAATCCCACTGTAAACGCCACTCGTAATCGCTCCGATCACGTCGGAATCCTGGACTTTGGTGGGATCGGCGTAGTTGAAAGCCACCAGCACGGTCGCCCCAGACTCAATGTGGCCACCCGAGGTAGTGGGGATAATCGTGATCACTCCGTTGACCGCGTCGAGCGTGTAGTCAGTTCCGGCGACATAGGTAGTGCCGACGGGATCGCTGGTCACGACCACATTCGCGACACCCATATGCGCCAGGTTTATTGCACCCTGCGCATTGAACGTGAACGCGGTCGCCGAAAGCGCGGTGAAATGCCGCGTCGGATCAAATACATTCACGACGATTACCTGCCCCGCGCCCTGATTCTGGATCGCGGCAAGCGCATAGGGGATCGTATAGCCTTGCACGATGGGTCCGAAGTTAGCCGCATCGAGCGCGGAGGATACCAAGGTCGGTGAATTGACTGGGGGTGAAGCTGAGGGAGCTTGCACCGCCCAGGAGGGCGCGGTACCAACCAACCCGATAATCGCGGACTTGACCACGCTCACTGGCACCGGGCCGCTATCGACTTCGATCACTTCAATTCCATGTAAGAAGCTTGCTGGCATTGTTTCACCGTATAGTTATGAATTGACACTCCGAGCCTGGATCGCCACCCTTAGCCGAGCGGCGCTGATTCGCCTGGAGTAGCTACTACCGTATCGGCATAGCTCCACGCGATGTTAACCGAGGCGCCGCTCGCGATTCCCCCTGACGACATTCGCGTGACAGTTCCGTTCACCGCGTCGAGCGAGAAGTCAGTCCCCAAAAGAAATGCTGAACCACTCAAAGTGCGGACTGTGAGCGCGACGATATTGTCATCGGGAAGTTGAATTTGATCCTGCGAATTGAACGTGAACTCCCGGGCACCAACAGTTATGATGCTTTCACCACCGCTCTCGAGAGCTATCCCCTTGATGAAAAGCGGGAACTCCTCAGTGCTGGAAGGTTCAACCGCTATCGTGATCAATGCAACTGAAATAAGGTAAATCCAGACCCCGCCGTCGGCATCGCGTTCGACGAACTTCTCGCGGACCAGATAGATCTTGCGCGCTCCCGGAATCCGATATCCGGTCAGCGCGGCGCGGATCGCTTCCAGGATTGCATAGGCACCCGGGGAGGTCGCTCCCGGTGGCCCTCCGACACTCCATCCCAGGTCGCGCACGAGTACGGTGATGTCGAACTCCATTCTGCGTTCCTGGATGATCGACCCGGTGTCTTCTACCGAGCCGTACTCGGATCCGCGATACACGACCAGCGCCGCGCCGATTCTATGCGTCAGCCGATAGCTCTTAGGATTGTCCGGGAAATGGACTATCTCGATCGAGCTCACCATGGCAGTCAGTCGAGCTACGATTGCCGTCTCGATAGTAGCAATATCGATCGGTGTCGGGGGCGAAAATTGCTGCCCAATCGATGGGTAGTCGAGAACCACTCCCATTGCCCCTAGAACCCCCTCATTTTCTTGCGGCTGAAGACGCGCACCGGTTCCGCCGCCTGTTCCGCGCTGTGCGCGATCGCTGTCTCCAGTCCGTCGGCACCAGCACCTAGAGTGAGCACGCCATTGGCAACCTTGGTCAGCATCACAATCGCGTCGTCATAGCGCTTGCGCGCATCGGCCAGGTCATGAATCGGCCGCAGCGCTTGCAAGCGATAAATCGCAATGTCACAAGAGAGGCGGTCCAGCACCACAGGCACATCGGTGAGCGGCAGGATGAAGCGACCACCGAGGTAACCGTCTATCTCGACCGAGGCGTCATCAAGTGCCTGTTGAAGGACCGCGGTATTGACCGTAGTAATGGTGGGATCCTCATTGGTCAGTTGGACCAGGTCGCGATTAGGATACCGATTGATGATGTCCTGTGGTGTGGCGTAGCTCATAGAATGCCGATGCTCTCCTAGGACAGGTACTCGCTCACGATCAATTCTGCACTGTTTCTCCAGATGTTGGTGGTCGACACGCCCGAGCTCGCACCAACACCGGCGTTAAACTCCGAGTTGAGTAGCTGGCGCGCTGTTTCCTCGAGCGACGGAGGCACCAGGAGATAGACCCCCTTGCCACTGGCGAGGGTGCCGAATGGCATCGCCGCGTCAGTCTTAAAGGAACGCATCGCGGTGCGCGCGGCCCCATAGCTCGCCGGATTGGAGAGATCCTGATTGCTCGCATACGCAAGCTGCCACAGACCAACCCCGGTGTTGGCACGACCGTCAACGCCGTAACGGAACTCGCGACGATTGAACACTGCTTCGTCGTTGATCGAGCTCATCCGGGTGACCGCGTACTCGCGGCGGAGCTGGAAAATGAAAGGACGAATCGCACGCGAGGCGTCAATCAAGAACCAATAGGAGCCCGACCCGGAGTTATTGAGGTTGGACGCGGTCGAATCCGCGTCGCTGCGCCCCAACGGACCTACCGGATGAGTTGCAGAGAAGAACGGCTGACCGTCGTAACCAACCACGCTGGAAGGAGTCGTCACCGAGTTCTTGATCATCTGGAAGAGCAGCATGTCGGGATGCACCTTGGTATCCCATCCGAGCTGCTCGATGATTGGTTCGTAGACGCCGTAGCTGTCGTCCTCGATGTCGTTGCGATCGATCGAGACCGTGTCTTCGAAGTTACGATTCGCGATGGTATAGGAATGCGCCTCGAGCGCCTGGATAACTCTGTCTCCCAGCCATTCGCGAAACCTGGTGGTGCGCCCCAGCCAGGGATAGGTACTCACGCGGCTCGAGGAACGCACGATCGAGCAAATTGACTCGTAGTACGAAGGGGGCTTTTCGAATCCGCGTTGAAAGACCACATCGAAGCCGGTGAAAAGCGCCGATAGATTTTGGGGAGATACTTCCATCTTGGTTCAAACTCCTTGCTGCTTGCGAAGCCCGCCTACGCGGCCGGGGTGTCCTGATGCCAGAAATCGACCCACACCTCTCCCGAGGCATCGAGCGCCACCACTTGGCCCGCTACCGCGTATTGCTGCACCGGAGCGCCGGAAGCGCGATCGGTCGCG